GCGCTAAGAGCTGATATGACAGCCAACGAAATGTATATTGATACTGTTAAAAGCGAAGCGAATTTAAAAAGACTGCTTCAGTTAATTGGAGTGGCTATGAAAGGACCAACTGCTTCTAAAGCCACTGGTCAAATAACTTTGCCTGGAGAAACTTCTTTAACTACTCCAGGTACCGCACTTGTAGTAAGTGAAGCGGATAGACAAGTAAACGTTAGCAATAATAGAAGCGGTACTCCTCTAACATACACCCTATGCCAACAACTAACAAATGGTAGTTTAGATTTATTTAACAAAGATTTAGAGATACCGCGTAACGATTTCAACAGTAATGTGGCGAGTTCTTTAATTCTTTTAGAAGGTGCTTTCCAAACACAAATAGGAAGTTTTCAAAGCGCTGCGAGCAGACAAACAATTACTATCCCTAACGGACCTGTCATTGAAGGTAGTATAGGTGTATCATCTAACGAAGGAGGAGGTGTTCAGTACAACGAAATCTCTAACCTCTTTGTAGCATCTGGCGGCTCCCAACCCGTTTTCCAGAAACAATATATTGATAATTTTGGATGTGTATTAGAATTTGGCGACGGAGTACGAGGACGTCTCCCAACTCCGGGCGCTACATACGTAGTCACATACAGACAAGGCGGGGGTTTGAACGGGGATATAGTTAGAGGTAATATAAACCAACCCATCAGAATAAGCGTAAGTGGAACCCCCATACAAGCCACTTTAGAAAATATAACCAAAGGTTCTGGAGGTCATCCTGCTGAAACAGTGGAACATGCTAAAAAATACGCACCGTACTTTTTCCGTACGCAGTACCGAGCCGTTACTGGGGAAGATTACAATGCTTTAGCGAATTCTTTTGTAGGAAACGGAGGGATAACAGCTAAAGCCATGGCTGTATTGAGAAAAAGTGGAGCCGCAGCTAACATTATTGATATGTACGTGTTATCTAAAGCGTCTAATAACCAATTAGAGAGAGCGTCAGTTTTATTTAAAAAAGAACTGTTAAATTACTTTAATAGTTATAAAATGTTAACAGATGAGATTGTATTGGCTGATGGTGTTGTAAGAACTTTAGATATTGTAGCTACTATATTCATTGATAAAGCCAACAAACGCTCTGCTGATTCTATAAAACAAAAAGCTGCTGACAGACTAATAAATTATTTTGACGTAGATAATGTAGATTTCGGGCAGAAAATATCGGTCGCGGACCTAACAACATTCATGTTAGAAGTTCCAGAAATTAGATTTTTTAATATTGACAATTTACCGAAAGATATTTTCTTAAACTTTAACGAGATTGCTCAACTAAACAACTTTGAATTTACTGTTGAGTTTGTATAATGCCACTCCCCCCGAAGCCTCGCACAACACCCGGATACATACCCGCAACAAACACTGATGTTGGACCTAGCCAACAGCATTTTAAGTCTAATTATATCGAAGTTTTAAAACGAATAACTCCTGAGTTTTATCTGGATGAGGAATATAAGCTTTTTGGAGAAGAAGAAGACTTGCAGTACCGAGTTCTAGGTTCTATTTTATCAACAGCTAATAACCTATCCTCCCTCATACCAGCTCCTATAAGGAGTCAGGCGTCCTCACTCAGCTCTAATTTAGAGTTAGTTCCTTATTTTGTTCCTTTCAATGATTTAACAAACGTCAGCCCCTCGGATTTTGAAAAACATGTATTACGACCGTTAGGTAGAAATTTTAAAAGTTTTAAAAATCAAGTAGAGTTTAGTTCGTTTGTAACGGCGTCTGCCCTACCTTCATTTGCTTTAAACCAGGTTCCAGCTTCTTTCGTAAATAATTATTCTGCTTTAGTAGACCCTACCGCAAGCTCTACGTTGCTTGTTCAAGATAAACTTCTGGACGCGTTAGGTTGGGTATATCTACTTAACACTTCAGGACAAATATCAGATGCTAACGCAATCAACCCAAGCTCTGTGCTGGCTAGTTCGTTATCTGAAGATTTATTTTTTGGAAATAATATAACCACGGAAATCGGAGTGTCGCGACTGTTTCAATGGTTAGCGTTAAACGTGCAAGGCAATGGGACTGCATGGCAAGAAGTAAAATCTAATTATGTGCCCGCACCTTTTAACGTCCCTTCCTCCACGCTCAATGATAATTACTGGGCTTCTGGAGGAGCTTTAGTAAGTTCTCTAGACACAATGGTAAAAGTGTGGGTTAATGAGGATGACCCTAACTCTATTTATTTTAGAGATATCGTAAATGCGTCGCTCCTAGGACTCGATGTAAGACGTATGGAGAATAAAGGTCCGATGGGTAAAATGCTTAAAGCATTAGCTTACGCTTTTTATGATGTAAGAACCTCTATCCGAGACATTCAATTTCTTTTGGATATTGAAGAATGTCCTCAAGAGTTTTTGGAATATCTAGCAACTTACTTAGGATGGACTTTCTTTACAGAAAATCCCGACAATTGGAGGAACCAGTTAAAACAAGCTATTTATATTTACAAAGCTAAAGGAACTCGACAAGCCCTAGCCAATGCTACAAACATGGTTATACCTTCTTCGGTGTATAACCCTAACGACGCTGTCACTGGATTACAAGAACTTTACGAATCTTATTTCCCTAACCTGTTATATTATGTTGTTAAGACTGAAACCGACTTAGGTTCTAATTTAGAATCCTACAAAGAACTAGCCTCAGATTGGAAAACTAGGTTTGAAGCCTCCGGGTATGATATTCAAGTCAAACCGTTTGACCCTATAAACCCTGATAATAACGCTCGGTATGTTGTAGATTTTATCTTGCAATACTTAAACATTAAATTTGATTATTTAAAAATAGGAACCGAATCATATAAGGATACCGAGTTTATAGACGCACAGGTAAGTGCCGCTGGGAGACCGGGGTATTTTTATCGTGGTTATAATATGAGAATCCCTCCTTGGGAAGAATCTAGGTTTTATCAAAACTGTGATTTAAATATAAAGATAATTCGTGATACTTCATCATTATTATCCCGAGAAAGGGAAAATTTTGGTTTAGGAATCGCGACGTCATCTTGTGAGACCTTTGCTGAATACGTCGCTTCCTCCATTGAAATTAAAAACGCCAACCCATTTAATGAGCCTGGTATGGGCGATAATATAGGCTTTAAATTTATGACCTCTTCTTATAACTTACCTTATAACTATAAAGAAATAGTTGAAACTGGTAATGTTGAAGGAATGTCAGTTATAGATTATTGGAACTCCAAAGCGTCGGAAGTACACTCTAAATTCCATTTATCAGGTATTGATTTTGAAATGGACGACTTCTTAGATGTTACAAAAACTAAAATAGGTCGGAAGGGTATTCCAGCGGTTATAGATATTTTCAGACAATTTGCTCCGTTCCACGTTCTTAATAAAATTTACGCTGGCTCCGCAATAGTTGATAATTATGGAGGTAGAAGAAATAATGCTGACCAAAGCTCAGATACAAGTGCATGGAGTGGGACAACCGACATCCAAATTATAAACACTTTACAAACCGATTCTGACCAATTCAATAGTTCTTATATTTATGACGCTTTCCCAGGAACACAAGGTCTTGAAAGTGGTTATTTTTCTAGTGTAGGTTTACTGCCTAGCAAGTATAACCCTAACCAAGGGAGATGGTTACCGTCAGCAACCCTAAACTCTGATGGGTATTTTTGGAGTGGTGGTAATACATTTTCTGGAGGTAATTCGACCAGTTCTCTTAAAAAGTTAACGAATGCTCCGAGGGTAAGTTCTCGAAGAAAAAGTTTAAAATATAAATTTACGGGTTGGGCTCAAAACAGAGAGGGGTTAAACCAACCTATCCCTACTAACTTCTTTACAAGTTCTTATCAATTAAATGAACCACAGTGGGGATTAGTAACCTCCGGCTTTATTCCTAAAGGATTTAATTTTTCTTCACAATCGTATGAGGATACAAGTGGGACCTTGTCATCCGTGTATTCTGAATACAACACGAGCAGCACCCCCTTCTTCCAATTTATAGACGCTGATTTCTTCCCTGCGAGAGCGGTTGCCGATAAAGAAGTTTCACCTTCGTCATGGGTACCGATGAGGGATGTGTTTGGCGCCCCAATACTTAGAGCCTTAACCGATATTTTCTTACGGCGTGGGGAAGTGGATTCTAGATGGTTAAACTTTACAAACACAGGTTACAAAAATTTTAAATTTGGACACAACGTTATCCAACTTTACCAAGAATATAACAATACTTTCAAGCGACAACTTATCAACAAGGTTCAACCTGGGACCCTTCAAGAACCTACTAAGTATGGAGGAGGGTTTAACTTATTAGCACATGCTTTTGGTCCAGGCTTATTTAACCATGATATATCTATCAAAGGTCCGATTATAGACCAATTATCAGCCGTCCCTATTAATGGAGAATCTTCGTTTTCTATTTCGGATACTAACAAGGATTGGAGTTCAGTTGTAGCAACTAACGCTGTACTAAGCGATAAACATTTATTTACAAGTGATGGAAGAGGGCAAGACCTATCACGAGGAATATTACAACCAGGAGGTTTTAACACTTACCAAAACCCTTTTGATATTTTTGAAAACCCAACACAAATAATTCAATCAAACAACACCCTACTCTCAGGCATAGAAATGGTATCCCCAAATGTAAATTCAATCGCTGTCTGGAATCATCCAGGTAATGATTACAACGTGGATAATATTGCTGACAACGGTTTAACTTTAATAAAACGCAACAATGAGACTTCTCCTAATCAAGGAATAAGAGTGAGGTATGTTTTGGACGGTAATAAAAACTTTTCTTATAATGGAAAATTTATCTACCCTCCTTTTGACAGTGCTCGTCAAAACGCCTCTACATCTTCTATTGCTGGATGGAGGTTGTTGGATAGGACTGTAGCTCCCGACGTTATGAATTATAACGGTGGTTTAGCGGTAGCAGCCGCCCGCCAAGCGAGATTCGAACAAACTCTTGGTTCAAGCGCATTACCATATGTCGCTTTATCAGCTAAAGGGAGAGGTAATATTGGAGGAGCAGGAACTCAACCTCTAAGTAATCAGAATAACCCAGCTCTCACCACGGTAATTGAACCAACCTCTAATCAAACACCAAAGAATTTGAGGAATTTAACGCCCAACACTCGTTATGAGTTATGTCTTGAAGCCTCGTCCGTACCCGCCGCAACCGGTACTCCCTACATCGTCTTTGGTTTATTTAATATAACAAAACAAAAACAATGGACGGGAACGACGTGGACCGCCATGAGCACAACCATGAGAGAAAACACTGTGGTAACTCTGGCTAGTGGTACTGACCCCACCACGTCTGCCCATCAAGCCACTTTAGATTGGAGAGAATATAAAGCTGACTTTACTACTGATTACAGTTTCGAAAGCGGAGACTCTTACCAACTTTACATTTTACCTATTAACTCTTCAAATACCCAGACTCATACTATTGGGGTGAGGGATGTTAGTATTAAATACAAGAGTCCTACACAAAGCACAAAAGTGTTTAATGGGGTTGAAGGTAACAAACTATTTAAAGACCAAGAGTATAAAATGAAAGTAAGAGCGCGAGTAGCTAATATAAATAAAGGCTTACTCAACGTCCCTGAAACATTGTACGCTAGAATAGCTGTTGAGCAAAAACCGTTTGTTGGTAATGGCTGGGAAAAACTAGCTAAATCTTTTTCTTATCATTGGGCTCATCGACGCTGGGTAGACACGTCTGAATTTCCTGCGCAAGATGTATGGGTTCCTCTACACGTAACGTCTACATCAGAAAGTGGACAGGAGTTCGATTTAGATTTTAACACGTTCAATTGGAGAACGCCTCTGGGTTACCAAGCTTCGATAGATTATTTTGCATCTGCTGGTCCAGTCCATGATGATAATTCGGTTTACTATATCGAGATTACTAAAGCAGAAAGAACTGGTTTAAATAATGGAGTAACATTATTAGAAACAAGTTTATATAACAAAAACTATAATATGTATGTACAAGATTATACACGAGAAGATTTTGTAGATGTATTTGAGTTTTTCGATGATTTGAATATTAGCAAATCATCACGAGACGCTCATGATTCGTCATCCACCTACCTATTATCAGGGGGTTCGCGTTCTGAGTATCTTGAATATTGGGGAGGCGGTCACTCTTCCACATTCGGAACTTATACTTTTGTAGACAATGAAGGGTAATATACAATTAATACGTAATTATGGCGACGATAGCCAAGTCATGTTTTCTGAAACGAACATGGCAGTAGATGGGATGCGTCAAACCATTGCGGATATTATGACGCATATGCCCGACCCAAGCTCGGTCCCGGGTGGAACTGGATATTTAGAACCAGGAGTAAGCTCAGTGTCCAGTTACCAGATACAAGCGTTTTCTTTAGGAAGCGCGAAAGGGTATTACGATAAACGAGATAGTAGGTTTTTCTACAGTGCTGGGGAATACTCGGGCTATAATTACCAGCTCCTACCTTTGAAGAAAGATGATTATTTTGAAATGTATGACTGTTACTCAGGTATCGGTTATAATTCTTGGAAATATACTAATTTAGTCGATGCTAATCTAATCCAATCTCCTACTTTAGAAAATTTAAATGATTGGACTATTACTTACGCTGTGCCCGATAACCCATCTAAGCCAACTATATCTTCTAGAGAAGAAAGTTTTGGAGAGCAGATAAAACAAGTTACCAAATTTGAACAGATTAGCGGACAACAACGCGTAACGTTAAGACAACGGGTAGACCTTAATTTAGGTAATGATTATTTCTTATACACTAACGGAAGGTCGCATCAAGCTACGTTTGATTTTAGAATTGGACGTGGTAGAGGAGGTATGGTTTTTGAATATTATAATTTTAACAGTAGAAAATTTATTCCTAAAACCACTATCAACGAAGGAACCCGCAACACTATATCTTTACCTTCAACCTTTGAAGTTGATGAGTTTAGGTTTCAACTTAAAGGAAATTCAGTTGACCAACCTTTTTTAGAAAATCAGGAGTATTATATTGAATATGTATTCCCTTCCAAGTCTTTTGTTGACAGGAGTTTTTCTCCGTGGCAAGAGAACTATATCAATCCATTTGTTGATATAATTAGCTTAGAGTTATGTGATGCAAAACATCAAATACTCCCCAACCCCAACTTTTTAAATTTACAAAGCAGACTTATAAACAGTAACTTTGATAATAATATTGACGTGGATGAGTTTAACTCTGCCAACCCTGCGTTAGCTAAAAGCTTAGGTTATAAGAACTTTCTGGGGTGGGAAAGTATTAACCCTATTTTAAATTCCATGGACCCGGCGACTGAAGAAGTTAATGGAACGACGGGGTATATTAAAGCAGTAACAGACTCCTATTTTGAAAACACTGTGTTTTCTTCTATGAGTGATGGGGTGGTGTTTTATACGTCCGGAACCGACCTAACAAATTACAGCGGAGGAGTCTCTTTAAACCAAACCTTTACATTAGGTGATGATGTTAGAAACAATTACGCCTTCCCTACCGCCCAGTCAGACACCCCATCCAATCTTAATGCCGCTAACGGACAAGGTGACAATAACTCTACTTTAATGTTATCTTTTGAAACAATGGTTTCAGGAGCATCAACCGCCAATAACTGCGGACATCTTCAAATAAAGTTGAGACGTAATTCCGACGGGTACGAGTATCTTTTCAGCGCCAACCCAACAATAAATACTCAAAGAAAATTTTATCCGAACGGAGAACCTTTAATTGTACCTTACAGCTCTAAAGATACTTGGGTAGAAACAGGGGTGCCGATTCTATTGGATGCTGATTCAAATAGAGATTCTTACACCTTAGAAATTAAAGGGTCAGGACGAACTGACCAAGCTAATGGAGGGTTCTGTAACTACGCTATTAAAAATTTAAAATTAGGTCCTTTCGAAGGGTGGAGAGTTTACGGCTACGATAAAAGCAGTATTTCTACATGGTCTCTAAGTTCTCAAGGGTACTCTAACTTGGCATCCGGATTAATTTACTCCGGACTCTCTTTCAGTGGTCCCGCAAAACAAAAGTACGGGTGGAGCTCAACGTATATCGACAAAATCAACAATTCTAAAGAATGGAAAACCGACCAATTAGTTCAAAATTTTAATGGGATGGAACCGACGAAAAGTTATAGGTTAAGCATTAAAGGAACTGCTGAAACTTTTGACACAATTACCTACCCTAGTTTCGGAATTGAGTTAAAAGCTAAAGGTCAGTTTAGAGTACCAGGGAAAAATAATATTTTATCTAACTATATGATGGATGGACCAAACGTACCATTCCTTTCAGCCCCTGTTCAGTATAGTTCGGTTAATGAGCCTGTTTCGCCTTTAAACCCTTACTCAAATGATAGTAATTCTACTAGACGTACATTCCCTAGTTTCCAAAGCGTTATTTCAGATGATTCAGTGAAGCCAACGGATTGGGGAGTATTAGTAACAGCATCAGGAACTGATTCCAACTCTGTTGCACAGTATAATGCTCGCGGTGATGCAGGTACGTATTTCTTATCTATGGATGTATTTAATTCCACTGATGAAGGAAGTTATTTTTTCTTGAGCGCTTTACCAAACCACATGTATAACTGGGATAATGGACAATGGGACTCCATAACATCAGCCTTACCTGAATACAGGTCAGCTGCCTCAGGGTCTTATTATTTAAAACTTCCAAGCAAGCGAAATGAAAAAAACTTTACTCATTTTAAATACGACCATCCTATTTATTTGAATAGTGCATTTTTAACTCCGTTGATAGAACAAACCCCCGATAACACTGGGCCGAGAGGGGAGTTTAGAATTGCTGCGGGAGTGTATGGTCCTAATGCGAACGAAGGACAAACCTTAGTAAACAATATTAGATTAGAAGGTAACGGGGAATATGTAAACACTGATATATGGAAAGAATTGTATTATCATTGGGATACAAACGAGTGGAAGCCTGGGTATTATAAGACTACATCAACCGCAACAAAAACTAGTAGCGATGTAGGTACGACCAGAAACTTTATAATAACGCCTGAACAACTAGTAACCAATATGTGTTTATCAGGCTTAAACAAAAACACGGAATTCCA